AACGGCGAGCTTCACGCAGTCGTGTCTCTGAGGATGAGCCCGTTCGCTGAGCTGGTCGTCCTCGAACTTGTCAAGCGTTCGATCACACAGGCTGTGGCGTAATGCCTCAGGACGGTAGCTGGTTGAGAGCAAAGCGTCGCTCTCTCTTGGGAGAGGGGCCGCACAATTGCTTCTTCTGCCAAGAGCCAATTGAAGAGAGGTTCGATGTCCATCACATCGATGGAGACCACAAGAACGATACAGCACCGAATCTCTCGGCGGCGCATAGCACCTGCCACAGGAGCTTCCACAAGAGTGGCAACCAGAACCGTCTTGGGCACAAACACTCACAAGAAACGAGGAGGAAGATGAGCGCCTCAGCGATGGGGAATCAGAACCGTAGGAAGAAGGTGGCATAATGGCAGGCCCAACCCGCAAAGACACCTTCCGGGTGAGCGTGTTCGTCGAGGGCATGACCTGGACGGATCGCGTGTGGGACAAGAAGACAGGCGGCGGCGTCGATTCAGAGGAGACCAAGTATTATCCTGGCGGCATGGTTCCGCCGGTCTCGCTCGGAGGTAGGCGCAATGTCGAGAACCTCGTCGTGTCCCGGCTTTACCGGCACGAGCGCGATCATCTGATCGTAGACGATCTGCTCAAGAAGGTCGGAAAGGCCAACATGTCCGTCCAGCAGCTTCCGATGGACATCAACGGCAACGAGTTCGGAGACCCGATCATCTGGAGAGGGATCCTCAAGAGGGTCACCATTCCGGAGGTTGACTCCGAGAGCAACGACGCAGCACTGCTGGAGCTGGAGATGTCGGTCGAAGGTTATCCGACCATCTAACGTCAACAAGGGAGCGTAACATGTCCAACATCGAGGAGAAAGTAGTCTCCACAGACGTGTTTGACGTCGGTGAGACTGTCTTGGCGTCGTCGGAGTCCTTGAAGGAAGGGCTCCGGCGACAAAGGGAATCGAATCTGCAGAATGAAACTCTCAACCTGGCTCTGCCGGAGTACACGGATCCTGAGTTGGTTGGTCAGTACCGGATGGTCGATCCTTCGGAGCTAGCGGCAATCGGAGAGAAGCTCAAGAGAGAGTTCAAGAACCGGATGGAGCTGGTGACATATGGAGCCATCGACTCCATCATTGCTGCCTGCGTCGGCCTCTACGCGCGTCCGGCGGGATCGAAGGAATTGATTTCGTTGGACGAGGGCATCCCTCTCCGCTTCGACTCGCGCCTGGCCGACTACTTGGGCATCGAGGCCACAACCGCTCGAGAAGTTGTCATCCAGACGTTCGGCGCTAACATGTACGCGATCATCGACCACAACGTCAAGATCACTCGCTGGATGGGAGACCGGAAAGCTGATCTTGGTGATGGCCTGGGGGAACTGTAGACCGTGACCCGATCAAGGCAGCTGCGTTCGTATCTCTCGCCGGGATGGATCCGATGAGGTTCTTGGAGACCACCAGCGACATGGACGTTGCGATCATGCAAGCGATTGCTCAGGAGGCTCACGAGATGCGAGAGCAGATGCACCAGAATCTTGCCGCGATGATCTCCAATGCAGTCTGGGGAGCGGTGAAGTAGATGAGTAGCATGCAGCCCGGCGGGTCCAACGTCAATATCCATACGTCCCTAACGGGCCAGGCGCAAACCATCGCCGGGCTGAATGCTACATCAGCGGCTGTCGCTCGCCTACGCGCACAGATTGTGGCGGCAGGCGAAGACACCAAGTTTGCTACTCTCCGTCAGCAAGGGTACAACCAGGCGTGGTTCACCGTACGTCGTCTCGTCTACGCTTCAACGTTGGCCATCGGAGCTGCCGGCGTCGGAGTCGTAGCGTTCGGTCTCAAGTTCAATTCGACCATGCAGCAGAACATGGTTGCCTTCACTCACTTCCTTGGAAGCACGCAAGCTGCTACTGCCTACCTCGATAAGTTGTATGACCTCGCGGCCAAGACGCCGTTTGAGTTCGAGGATTTGACGGCTGCTACCAAGAAGCTGATCGCGTTCGGTTACTCGGGCGATCAGGCGTATCGAACAATGGTAGACATCGGAGACGCCGCAGCAGGGCTCGGTGTCAGCAAGGAAGGCATTGACCGTATGACGCTCGCCTTCGGGCAGATGCGCACCAATGGACGTATCCTTGGCGGCGAGCTACGGCAGCTGTCTGAGGTCGGCATCAATGCTCGGAAGTATCTCCAGCAGGCTTTCAATCTTACGCCCGATCAGATGGCCAACATCGGTCGGCTCCACATCCCTGCCGAGCAAGGCATCGAGGCTATCCTGCGCGGGATGGAGAACGAGTTTGGAGGGTTCGCCGAGAAGCAGGCCAACACCTTCCAGGGAATGCTCAGTACGATCCACGACTACGCGCAGAAGCTCTTTGGTACGATCACCAAGCCTTTGTTCGATAAGCTCAGCACCGACTATCTGCCTCGGATGGTGACTCTGACGAAGGATCTGGCTGCTGCTTTCGAGAGTGGTGGCTGGACGGGTATGGCCCAGTTGATTGCAAATACAACGGGTCACAGCGAAGCCTTCATGCAAGTATGGGGACGTATCGTTAGCATCAGCAAATCTCTTTCGATCATCTGGCGCCAGGAACTGTGGCCTGCTATCGTTAACGCTGCAAAGGCGCTCGCTCCTCTCTTGTTGCTTCTTTGGCCGCTCTCGTGGGCGCTGAAGTTCATGGCCGATCATACGACCACCTTCAAGATTGCTCTGAGCATCTTGCTCATCTATCTGATCTGGACTCGGGTTTACCTCGTCTTGTCGGGCAAAGCATTGCACTTCTACGCCACGATGGGGTGGAGGGCTCTTGTGATGCTCAAGTTGGGATTGATCCCGCAGCTACAGCGCCTCATCTTCTATTTGTTCGCTTCCGACCGGGCCGCCAATGGACAGTTCCAGAGAATGGGTCGGCTACGGTGGGCCTACAACAACTGGCGTACTGTCCTCGTGAGCGCTCGGACGGCGATGCTGCGGTACGCGGTGGCCGTCTTGGTCGCCGGACGCGCGATGGCGCTGTTCCTTCTCACCAACCCGATTGGTTGGGCAATCCTCATCATCACCACCCTGGCGATCCTCTACATGAAGTGGGACTGGTTCCACGACAAGGTGAACACGATCTTCTTCTGGATCAAGGATCATTGGAAGCTCCTCGCAGCGATCTTCCTTGGGCCTCTGTTCCTCGTTGGGTACGTGATGGTGCGGTTCTGGGATACCATTTGGGACAAGATTCAATGGATCTGGGACAAAGCTAAAGCGGTCTGGGATTGGGTCAAGGGAAAGCTCGGGTGGTTGTTCCCGGATGAGCAGACAGCTACCTCGTTCCACGCCGCGCCCGGTCTGCGAGGAACGTCAGCGATGGGCATAGGATCCGGCGGCCAGGTTCCTAGAATAGGCAACACCAAAGTGAATGCGGTAGATACATCGACTCTCAAGAACAATTTTTCGCCGGAGTACGTTCAGGTCGGAACAAAGATTCAGCTAGACCGTAAAGAGATTGCTGAGGCCGTTTCCACTCACAAGCTATACAAGGATGCGACGCGATGAGAACAACAGAAGCGACTGATGCGCAAAAGTCCAAGGCAGCCGCGTCGGGATCTAGCGGGGGAGATGGTCGTCAAATTACGATCACTAGCACTAACCCCAATCTCAGCGTCACTGCCTGGATGGGGCAGGATCCTCCAAACGTCACTGCTGGGTACGGAGGTTGGGAGACTGTTGCTCGTCCGAAGCGTCAGGCTCTCACCGTTTGGAGGGGGCACGAGCCGTACCAGATGGACTTGCCGCTACTCCTGGAGGGTTGGCCAATTGCTTCGGTGGAGTCTCGTATCTCGGCGCTGGAACGTATGGCGAGACCGCCGAAGCCTTTGGATGAACCGCCAATTGTCAGGTTGGATGGCTACGTCCCACATTCTGATCTCGCTTGGGTTGTGCAGAGGATCACGTGGGGCGAGACCATCAGGGGAGAGAATGGTCAGCGCGTTCGTCAGTTTCTGACCTTGGGCCTCATTAAGTACATCGAAGAAGATCGAGTTCAGCAAGGCAATGCTCGAGTGACTGCTCAAGCCAACGCGAGTGTAAAGGGCGGGGGCAAAAAGCCACACATAGTCAAAGAAGGAGAAACTATGCGTGGCATTGCGCAGAAGGAGCTAGGGAACTCAGATCGCTATCAAGAGATCATGAAGCTCAATAACATTCGTGATCCGAAGTCGATCAAAGTCAACCAAAGCCTGAGGCTTCCGTAATGCCCAATGCTGCTGCCGTAGTTAAACTCCAGAACTCGAAGCTGTACGATCAGGACCAGCTGCTCCTGTCGGACACCGAATTGAAGTCACTCAACCTCGCGTTGAAGGGCTCTGCTTCTGTCTCCATCGTAGAGTCCGTCACCGATGCGACCGTGACGCGAACCATCGAAGGGGCCAGCACCGTCGAGATCACGTTGTTTGACCGAGACCGAGAGATCCTCAAGTCAGGCAGGCTCGGCGCGAAGGTGGATATCAATATTGACGGTCTCTGGTTTCGTCTCCGGAGTCTACGCAAGCAGGGCGACTCACTCACTCTGATGTTCGAGGATCGTGAGGTGTCGATTCTCCGAACGTACAACAAGCATATGGTTGCCGCTCGCGATACTCTGAGCCGGACTCGGTTCATCAAGAAGATGATCGATGAAGTCAAAGAGATGAAGATTCCATTCGTCTGCCCTGAGATGGACAAGCTTCCGCCGAGGCGTCCGATTGTCAACTCTCAAAACTTCTACACGCCGGACGGATCGCAAGAGTGGGAGCGCAACCCCGGCTTTGGGGATGGGGTAGGAGGTTTTGTAGGGACAATATCGGTAAATGGCACACCTGCCGATCTTACCCAGATGTCGAACACCGACAAGGTTCTTCAGGTCGGATCCTCTCGTGGCGCGAGCTGGTCAGTCATGGTAGCTGCCGTTATCGTCATCAATGAGGAGTCCGGAGCCAGGAACCTGAGCTACTCCAGCGACGGTCTCTCAGCCGGATTGTTCCAGCAGATCTATGAGCCGCACAAGTATGCCTGGGGGACCAAAGAGGAAGTGATGGATATTGCGTGGTCGGCCAACAGATTCTATGATGGAGCTATCGCCGCCTACTTGAAGAACCCCGCGATGCAACCCGAGTACATCGCTCTCAACGCTCAGGTCGCCGGCAATCAGGAAGCTCGCATCATCCCGATTTGGAAGAAGTTCAGGGAGGAAGCTGAGCGCACCGTCAGCCGATGGGGAGTAACGAAGGACGCCAAGATGGCCGCTCAGGGAAAGGTTACTAGCCAGAGCGCCAAGTCTACCATTGAGCAGCGTGCAGCCGAGGAAGCCGCCAAGGGTAGCGATCTGCCGGCCAAAGACAAAGCTGCGGTCGCTGCAGGGACAACCGGAGGGACAGGAGCTACTGCGGGAGGCTCGATGATCTCTAGCTCTGATGCCCTAGAGCTAGAGTCGGAGGACTATCAATTCCATCGAGGGACATTCAGCATTGTCGATGGCCAAGAGGTTCCCAAGCCGGAGAATACATGGGAATGCGCGGGTCGGCTCGCTGAGGAGATCAACTGGCGACGATTCGTTGTCAGTGGAACATTCTATCTGATGAGCGAGCCTTATTTGTTCCGCAGCAAGCCCCAGCTCAAGCTCGACGAGTCTACGCCTGGCGTCATCTCCATCGATGGAGAGTACACGGTCGGAACTATGAACTCGACAGTCACTGTGAGCGCTCGCGTCGGTCGCTGGTCTGTACCTCCGGGCGCGATGGTTGAGATATTTGAGAGCGGCCCATTGAGCGGCAGATGGCTCGTCGCGGAGATATCCCGTAACTTGTTCGACACGACAATGGAGATCAAGCTCAAGAAGCCTCGCCCGATCCTCAAAGAGCCGAACCTTGATCAGCCAAGTGAACTGAGGTTCACTCTCCCCGGAACAATAACTCCGATGTCCAGCGCTGGGTATGCCGACACGACATCCGTTCCGGTCGCTAAGGCAGAGTCTTTGGTAGAGCTACGAGACCTTGTAACAAAAGGCAAGATCAGCTTCAGCCACGCAAACGATAGGTCGGGGGTCATGTTGTCCGGGTCAGTACTTCGGACAGACGGATCTCTTGTGAGCATCGACCCCGCAATTGTTTCGTTCCTCGTGTGGGCCGGACGTCAATGGAAGCTCAATATCTCGAGTATGCTGGGCAGTCACGATCAGTACGTCAAAGACAGTCACCCTCCGCGCGAGTCGAGGCACTGGACAGGGCACGCCATCGACATCAACGAGATAGGGCATAGCGTAAGTGGTATTGTTCAGTCTCCGGCTACAACGCCGGCTGTCAAGGAGTTTATGAGGGCGGTCGGTATGCTCTCCCCTAGCTTCATCCCCAATCAGCTGATCTGTAACGGGTGCGGGCAGGAGGATGCTACCGTGCAAGAGCTTCAGCTGGACAATGGCAATCCAAAGAGTGGGCATTGGGTGGATGGGCACATCGATCATGTACACGTCGGATTCTAGGAGGATTGATGTCTGCGCTAGAAGATGATAGACCGCCGAGAGCAGCCAGCAGGAGAGGCGCGTGGTCAGCTATCATTGCGACGGACGCAGCTGGAGTAACGTCCTCTGTCATGGTCGTAATACCTCGATATCATCCGCAGCTCAGATGGGGGCCGTGTCGCTGGATGCCGCGCGGCGACTCTGTAACCCTACCAACGAGAGGTGACGAGGCAATAGTCATGTTTGATGATACCAATACTCCGTTCATCGTAGCTTGGTGGCCGTTCTGATGTCGAGTCTCTACGGCTATGTCAACATCAGTGATCTGCCGATCTCTACGCAGGTTGCTATCCCTCACTTTGCTATCCCGTTCCGGTTCAAGGTTTTGCCGCAGGGGTCGGCAGCGACGGTACACGAGCAGGATACGTTTGAAGAGGTCAGGGACTGCGTAGCCGCTATCGTGCGCTATACTCGTGGCCAGCGTCCAGAGGCTCCGGAGTTTGGGATCACGCCGGTAGAGTTCACACAGGGGATTGACTTCCCCAAGTTGCTCCAAGAAATTGAAGAGAATGAGCCTCGTGCTCATATGCTAGCATCAAGCAGTCTTGATCCGCTTGACCAGAGCATTGACAGGGTTGTAATCGAGATTCTGGAGAACGAGACGGGCACTCAGAGCGGAGGCGGCAGCAATGTCTGAGATTGAATACATTGATGTACCTATCACGACCGATCCGGAGTCTCTAGCAGAGGGAGCATTCGCATACATCCAATCTCAGATTCCAGGGTGGTCTCCAAACGCCGGCAACTTGGAAGTCATTCTTCTGGAGTCAATGTCTCGGATGGTTGCTGACGCCAGAGATGTTGCGAGCGCTC